GAACGGTACATGTACGCTGACGTAAGTACCACCTAACTCAAATACTGCATTACTACCGTGACCACTAACAGGGCTAATTAACGCCTTTAAAACCACACCAGATCCATAGCTAGGATTAGCACTTACAGTAACTTGCGCTTCTGTATAGGTTGAACCTGGGTCAAACACAACTATTGAATCAATTCCTTGTGATGTAGAATTAACAACACTGTACGCTGCGGCGTTTGTACCATCACCTGATATTGTTACGGTGGGGTGAATAACGTATTCTGTCTGCTCGTTAGGTAGAGTAGTTTGAGACGTAACAGTTGCGTTACCACTCGATTGACTTGTTATAGCGGAACCTAAAACAAACGAACCTACTGTATTTTGCAGTGTAATAGTAGGCCTAGAATCTACTGCTGTTACGTTAGCGGTTGCATTAGATGATACACCCACTATATTTGCACTAGTTACAAACCCACTACCCACCACACTTGAAATTATTAATTCGGAACTATTAGCAAACGACACTACCCCGTTTGTAGAGGAAGAAGTTTGTGATACGATCTCTCCGAGATCAAACGCGCCAATAGGTGTAGATACCCTTAACGTAACACTATTAAGATCAGCGAAGGTAACAGTACCTCTTGAAGTAGTATTGGTCGCACCTGATACGGTAGCAGCTGAGTTGATCTTGTAGTGTTGATTAGCAGTATACGTCGCACCAAACGGGCCAGCCACAGTCAATTGCGTATTATTAGCAACGCTCGTAATGCGATGAAAGTGTGTACCTACTTTAATATATTGACCTGCCGAATAAAAAGTCGTAAATTGTGAATTGACGCTTGCTGTAACAGTATTTGTTGTATTACTTGTAGTAACTGTATTATTACCAATAGTAGTACCTCTGTTTGCATCGATGGCTTGATCGTTTACAAATTCTTCACTATTGGTAGCCCTAACTCGTAAAAATGAAGTATTAGCAGTTTCAATAATAGCCGTGGCTCCTGAATTACTCTGAATTATACTATCACCCGGTTGTATATAACCTGACTGTGACGTTATAAGAAGAGCAACTAAAGGCTGGGTTACTTCATCGCCAGGTAGGAATGTACCAGTAACATTTGCTAGAGTAAGATTTGTTCTAAAATCAAGCGGTGGGCCAACTACAACCATCTTTGTGGCGCCGTCGTAGTCTGAAATTCTTCTAATCTGGCCAGCGCCTAGACCACTCTTTAAATATATGCTAGAATTAACGTAGAAATCATTATTAGAAGAAGCTGTACTAGAGGCCACTATAGTAGTAGGATTAATAACGTTCTGTAGAATACCCGTATTATACGTCACCCACCCAGTACCGGGAGCTAAGACTTTTATCGCATCAATACCACCAGGTATAGCAGCTGCTTCTACTGTAGTATTAGGAGTAACAGGTAAATAATTCAATGTACCAAACATATTCATATCACTATCTGTAATAGTATACATGTATTTCCATACGTAACCATCGGAAGTTCTAAAAGAGTTAGTAGATATAATTGAGGGAGCGACTACAGAATTACCGCTACCGGATTGTATCACTTTAAATACTGACTTAACACCAGAAGCACTATTGTATACGTAAAATTGCTTATCGTATAACTCAGCATCATCTTTATCATATGAAGGGTAAAACGTATTATTAGTCCAATTATACCGTGGAATAGCAGGTATAATATTTGTATTGTTTATCTTTTTACCATATAATATTTCATCGTACACGTTATGGTCGTAGTTAGTTACTGCTTGGTTGGCTGCTGGTGGATTATTATCATCTGTCCAGGGTACAGATCTACCTACAAACACATAGTAATTGGTATTGCCAGTCTCTACGTCTTGAATAAATCGATTTGAGACTTCAATATCAAATTTTTTAGTGAGTATTCCTGCCATTCTATTTACCTGGAGTGTTTGAATTATTTATGTCTGTACTATTGAACTATTAGCATACTCAATACTTACTTGAAGATTGGTATCTTCAATATTGAAGCGGCCGTATAACTCAGTACCGGCTGTATGTAGTAGATCTAGAACAACGTTCTTGTACAGTTCAAAGTCAACACCTACCTTAACCTCATATGAGTATTCTTGATAATACTTACCATCTTGTATGAATTTATCTGAGTCAAGGAACCCCCTGGTTGACTTCCACCTACCAGCTTCTTTACCTTGAGTTCTACTTACTACTACCCCGGTTACTGCAAAACTTGAACCTGGCTTTGTTAGTAGTACTCTCTCACCTGTTTCGTAACCAACACCGCTATCTACTACGGTTACTCCTTGTGCAATACCTGCTGCAGCGCCGGCCTCGGCAAGCACAATAGCATCGGCACCTTTAATTCTACCACCTACACCAGGCACTTCAAGACTAGCAGTAAGGGGTTCGACTATAGAGACAAAAGGATCTAGAGAGTACCCTATACCAGGATTAATACCAGCGAGATAACTAATAGAACCTACCTCTAACTCATTGAAGGTAAGTGCATCTATTAGTAAGGTACTGATCTTTTCAATATCGCCTATCGTGACAACTTTATCGAAAAGGTAATTAGATTGGTCGATATAATAAAATACCCCAGTTTGGGTCGTAGTAAAATTAGTAGCTACAGATAGTTCGGTGGTGTTCGCAATGGCTGTTATTTCGCGTACTTGTTTCGAAGCGCTATTACTTACTTGAATATAATCTCCCACGACGAAGTCGGTAGTAAAGGTCGTACCGGTACCATTTACGGTATTACTACCACCAGTAACAGATACAGTACCTGGTGCGTTTAATGACTCATTAAAAACTACAAGCTTGGTATTTACTTTATCTCTTATATAATCAGTATTAACAGTAATAATTTCTTTATCAAAAATATCACCAATTCTGAACGTAGCACCAACACCACCACCTTCTAGGTCGGTTACTACAAAAGTACCAGTAGAATTACCACCTACGGTGTTAAATATAAACCCTTGAGCGGAAGAAGTATTACCTATTAATACGAAAGTATTTCCACTTCCAGAGAAAACAGAAGACGTAAAGTACCCCGTTACATTACCTACGTAGTAGATAGTATTGTTAACGTTAGGAGTTATACTTACAATCTGACCTACACCAACGTTAGAGGAGCCGTTAGACTGGTGTACATATTCACCATTAGCAAATGTACCGCTCTGAACTGCAACAATCATTTTAATAGCGGTTTGTACGGTATCACCAACCTCAAATCCTGGGGTGGTTAGTTTAAGAGTAACTACGCTGTTGTTAACGGCTGTTATTTCACCGTTTGCAAACATTGCGTTACTTACTGTAGTAAACGCTAACTGTCCTGGTTGTATATTACCGGTGTTATTTGCGTATGTTAGTTGTAGCTGTGGTATAATTCTAGGAATAGTACTTAATGCATAACCACTACCGGGGCTTTCTAGAATAAAGTTAACTCTACCTTGCTGATTAATAACAAAAGTAACCTTGGCTTTACCTCTAGTACCCTTACCCTCTACGTCTAGTATATCACCTACACTAAAATTAGCACCACCGTCAAGCACACTAATTGCACTAAGTGAGCCGGTAGTTTTGGGTATAACAGCCCCTACTACATTAGGAGAATCAGATGTAAATATCTGCTCCCCAAAAGCAAAAGTACCGTTTAGGTTAGAGATCTCTAGTACATCGATTACCTTTCTATTGGAGACTCTCTGTGAGTAATTCTCTACAATAGCAGATGCTCTACTATTAACACCAATTACCTTCTTACCGACATAATCTTGTATATTGGGAATAAAACTGGTTATTTCTAAGTACTTGCCTTCAAACCACTCACCATCTGAAACCCGTAAAATATCATCACCCGGGTAGTATATCTTTATATTTTTATTATAGAGAGTTTGAAATAGTATTTCGTAGCTGCGTTCAGACCCTTTTGACTTGTAGAGATCGTGAATATTCTTTAGAAAAAGTCTTTTATCTGCGCTGGTTTCGAGAGGAAGATATTTTGCGTACTTATTTTTAAAGTATATAATATACTCATCTAGAGTATTGTCGATATCTCTATAATCAAATAACCTACGCGCTTTATGAGTTATATTATCTGTAGATTCTAACCATTCAAAATAAGACTGTACAAACGCAACTAGCGTAGGGCCTTCCTCTCTATAAAGAGCAGGAAATTGACTCTCGATAAACTGCGATATACTCTTCTCAATATACTTCATTATTCTTTAACAGCTACTACATTAATTTGAGTAGCAAGATTGTTTATTCTTACTACAGTGTTTCTAAGTGATGATATATCTTGTTTGGCAGGAATTGCGAAAAACGTTATACCTTCACCAACATAATTATTAATGACAATACTATTAATATTTACCAAGCCGTTAACGTAATCAATAGTACCTGCATTATCTTTTAGGATACTTCTACTTGTACTAGTATTTTCGTAAATAAAGAGTCCACCTGCACCATCTTCACCGAAAAACGCAGCTCTTGAATTGTACGTTATTTGTGATGAGTATAAAGTAAACTCGTTCGTCAAAGGACGAGCGCTAGTGAAATCGTCTCTCTTAATCCCATTACCAAAATCTATTACTGTGGAGTAGTTCTCATTTAAAATAGGTACAATAGTTTTTGCTATAGTTGTAGAAGTTTCATTACTTACAATACTCACGTGAGCGTTGTTTATATCGGATACTAGTCTTGAATACCTAAAAATTTTATTGAAGTCAATTAAACTATTAGTATTAAAATTAGATATCGCCGTGTTAACGAGACTAGAAATTTGACCTGCAGTTAACGTAGTTAGGTTGACATTGTAATATACTGTAGTGTCCACTATAATATCTAAGAACTCAGGATCAATTAAATTAATATTAATGGCGAGAGGTGATCGCACCTTAACAAACTCTATAATTCTATCCGCTGTTGTTAAAGTGATTGGGTTACCAGTCTGTGTGACACATGATGCGAAGACTCTACCGTATTGAGGAGTAAGTGGTACTTCTTCACCACCATATACGTTTACAGACTTGATTTCTGGAAAATTAGCTAGAATAAGAGATCTATAATCATCCTTAGTTACTGTTCGATCTTGAGTTTGAAAGAATCTAGTAGCATTAAATTTTATCGAAGATATACTTTCATTTTCTGAACCTCCAGCTGCGGAAGTAACAGTAGATGCTGTTGCGCTATAGCTCTCAACTGCAGATCGTGGGTTAAATACATTAACACCATTTGCATCTGATCCGGAAGCAATACGGTAGTCTATTCTTACTACGTTGCCGTTATTAGGTCTCTTACTAATAACATTATCGCCAAATACTACTTCATATTTTTCACTTTCTGCGGCCTGTAAAAAATATACATTAGAATTAGCGTTAAGGCCAAAAATACTGCTGGTAAAGTTATATTCTACGAAATTATTAGATCCTGTAGAAGAGCTTACAAAAACTTCTATACTGTCAGTATCTACCTTTGGGTTAGACAACACGAATCTTTGATTCTCGATCGCGTTGTTTACGATATACTTCTCAGATAGTATAAACCCTTCATATACTATAATATCTCTAACGAACTGATTTTGAGAATTTCTAGAAATACCGTATGGTTCGGCGGTAGAGAAAGTAAAAGTTTTAGATCCAGCTGTAGATGTAAATCTATAACCTCGAGGAACTGTAACGCTAGTCACCGCATTATTTGTTACGGCGACATTCATTCTTACAGTTGCCGCGGCTGATGCGTAGGACCGTGGTAGGTAATTGAGTTCTTTAGCATGGGATACTACCGAGTCTCTTAGAGTAGCAGTATCAAAAAACATCTCATTACCTATCATATTGAGATAGAATGCGTTCTGATAGGTATTAAATGCTAAGATGTCTAGTAGTACAGAGATATTTGAGCCCTCAAAATCATAGTCTTTGAAGCGGTCTTGGCCCTGCAAGTAGGTCTTTAAACTCGTTCTTAGTGAGGTAAAGTCAAGTTGACTTACCGGTAAAAAATCTGACATTACCTAATCCGATCTAGCGAAAGCTGCATAGTAATTGGCTCTTCTCTATTTATTATAGAAAAAACAATTGTTACACCTATAGCGTTGTTGTCTTCGTAAGGGGTACATATAACATCAATTAAGTTAGCCCGTGGCTCGTAGTTCTCAATAACATCACTAATACTCTTTTGTAGTAATTCAATAGTAATTGGAGTTATAAGTTCGAATAATAGCTTACGAATATTAGAGCCAATATCTGGTTTAAAAGGACGCTCATAGAAGTCCGTTAGAAGCAGATTCCTAATAGATCTACGGATAGCGCTCTCATTAGTAATTCTACCAACATCTTCAGAAATAGGATTAATCGTAAGATCGGTATCTATATCTGAGAAGAAGATTTGTGACTGAATAGTACCTGACATTTATTAACCTATTATTTTTAATATTTATTGTTAAGACCGTGGTGGTGTTATTGGAGCAGTACTTACATCTGTTGGAGGTTGTAGGGGTACTACTGCGGGTTGCTGACCATCTGCGTTGGGTGGAATAGGGGGCGTAGGCACTGAATCAACAATACTACTAATAGCATTCTTAACACCCGCAACTAGGTCGCTATTAACAGCGCTATTTACAAGATTTTTCGCTGCAGAATTTATTTCAGTGGAAATATCATTCATAATCTTATCAATTTCTGCGACAGCAGAATCAATCTGTGAGGTTACCATCTCTGTTACTCTATCTTTTAGAGCATTTACATCGTTTAATACATCTTTGAGTTGATTTAGAGTACCTGTAGGAAATATAGAATCAACACTGGGTAGTTGACTCTCTACTGCTTCTGTTATATCTTTCTGTGCTTTTTCAATCAGATCATTCGCTGCTTTAGTGGCTGCTGTTATGCCAGCTGTAATTCCAGTATCAATTGATTTGAGGAAGCTAGCTACACCACCTTCGATCTGATTGATATTTTTAGCAACTACGTTTGCAGCTTCGGTTAGACTACCACCAAATGAGTTCTGTATTTTAGTTAGTTCTTTAACATCATCCTTTGAGGGAATAAACCCTAATAATTGAGTCATATTTGATTTTATAGTTTCAGATATACTAGCTAAAGCACTGGTTAGTTCGTTTCCTAATGCTTCGTTAGGTGCACCTAAAGGTGAGTTAGTAGGATCTGTAACTTTATCGATTACTTTTTGAGCATTAAGCATAGTATTAAGTTGTGATACTTTACTGGGGTCTAGCGACCCCAGCCTGTTAAGTAGCTCACTTACTCTACGTTCACGTTCCTGGGCACTTGATAGATCTACTAGCATTTTAAACCACCTGTATAGGGGTTACGCGTTGGTGATTATACATGGTGAAGAATTGTCTGCGGTTACCCCGAATAATAAAAGAAATATGAATCCAGGGTCGGCCTGAACCTGTTGATTGATATTCTAGTAGTAGCTGATCGAATGGAATTATACTTAGTAATTCCTCAGCTCTCTTGGCGTATTCACTATTAGGTAGTGAGGGGAATTGAATATCTATTGCTTGACCGAGACCGTGTTGACTTGGATTTATACCGCCACGTGCTTGGGCGGCGGGTCTAAATGCTGACGTAATAGTAAAAGAACCTCTTCCGTATTTTTCTACTAGACTATCAATAACGTTAACTGATAACGCTTGTAGATTAGAGGCTATCTGCCCTTCGGTAAGACCTCCCTGGGCTCGTAATCTATGACCAAATACTGCATTGGTTGTCACATCTTTAAGCTTGACATATTTGGATAGCTGTTCCTCTCCGGTAAATCCAACTTTATTAATGATATCAGTACTATCAACAGGTACTGTATCTACTCTGCTGATACCTTCTGGTGTAGTTAAACTACTATCTGGAATGTAAGGTGCTGGTGAGTTATACCCGGGGTATAATGGAACGGTAGGTCTCTCACCATCATCATTTTCTATACCTGCACGAATAATTCTATTCGTGCTTTGACCTATTGGTGGATTAGAAGAAGTACCGGGATTAGCTCTATTTGATGGAACTACAAATCCGGTAGTCGCTACTGCAGTAGGGTCTACTACTACAATATTTTCAATAGTAGGGGCGGTATGTCCACTACTTGTAGGTACGGACGCTCCTGCAGGTGCACTATTAGCAGTTACTGCAAACTGAGCATAGCGAGCTACACCTTTAAATAACGGACTATTTACTTCTGTTTCTACGAATACGCTGTTTTTAACGTGCAGATCTGTTTCTGCGGTTACCTTACTAGCTGTTATTTGATATTCTCCACCAGCATTAAAGGTGGTTGTGCTTTCTGTTTTAAGCTTAAAAGTCGATGCTTTTGCAGTATATGCACCAATAACTGTTGTATCGAGCGTATCTGTCTCTACTACTGAAGGTCCTACATTCTTGTGATCAAACTTGTTCGTTTCCACGACCATACTATCAGCTTTTATTTTAAATACATCTTTTACGTTTAGGTTAAAATTACCTGAAGATGTAAGATTTATATCATTTTTGACTACAGCGTCAAGCTTACCGTCTACTTGTAGGTTACAATCATTCATTACCATAATATTACATTTACCGGATATTGTAATATTAGCTTCACCTCCGATAAAAATATATCCATTATTTTCAATAATATAGAAGTTATCACCTATAATCTTTCGTACTTCGGTACCGTTGACGTCAACTTCTGTATAGGAACCTGATGGGTGGTATCGATGGTATCTTACATTACTAGGAGTATCGTCGAACTCTTGAATGAGACCGTTAGGTGTTTGATACACATTATTATGAGGGTAGGACGCACCAAAAGGTGATAATGGCTCTTCCCACGTATCAATAGAAGACGCTACTGGAATATTTTTACGTCTTGTCGAATCTTTAATATCAACAACTGTACCTGTAGCTATACCTCTTGCTAATCTATTTGTATCTTGTTCGTAATTATAGAGATTTTCGGCAGTAGTAGCTACTGTATCGGTTAGACCGGTACCTGACTCTGCCGCTGTGGGTAGTTCGAGAGCAACTAAATCACTTGTGTTGATGGCCATTATAACACCTTGGGTTGATCGTCTGTTATGCTGTTAAAGCCGATTCGAAAATATTGATTACCTGATGTACCAAAAGCATCATTACCAGCACCGGTTGTTTTATATCTCAGTGCCCCGGTAGGTCCGAGTAAGTGTGACACTGTAATATAACCAGCTACTGTACGTGGAGTTGATGATGGTGATAGAGTACCGTTTCGTATCAATCTAGCGTATTGTATTGTGGTATATTCATCGCATGCACGCTCTTGTTCGGGTCCATTATTAAACCAAGCCTGCTTGGAGTTGATACCGTTTTTACCCGTCCATGTTGAAGGATTGTTAAGTAGTTCTTTCTGTTTACCTGAAGGTGCGGATCTAATATTAACATACCCGCCTTCATACAATGCAGGTATACCAAACTGATATTTACCGATATATCCGAAGGTATTCTCCGCAGAATAATTATTATTTGACTCTCTAAAACCTAAAGTGTTTTTTAGTTCTTGAAACTGAGAAGGAGTTAAAAGACCTAATTGACCTGATATAACAGATGTAGCCGCCACATCTGCAGAATTTGGCGTATCTATTCTATCTCTAAGAGTAGATTCGGGTAGAGTACCTTGAGGCCCTGTATTGTTTATACCACCCAATACACCAAAGACGATAGGGTATTGAGCGGTAGATCCGTCTGCAAAAAAACCTACAACTTCAGTACCTTTCTGTATACCGACAGGGGCGATACCTCCACCTCTTGTACCGGCGCTATTTGTAGGCTGTAGCACTGTTGACCATGGTAAATGCTCGGTTAGAAGTTCACCCCTGTCAGCTGAGTGGTAACCGTGACAGCGTACCTTTACACGGCCTAACTGCTTGGGATCATTATTATCTTCTACGGTACCTATAAACCAGGTAAATCCCTGTGTGCCCATAAATTTTGTAATCATTACTCTTGCAATGCTCTTATATTAATGTTGTCGGTTGTCAATTGCTTGTCGTAATAATTTATTTTGCGTAGTGTGCTCTCTTTAACGCAAGTGAGGTTGGTAAAGAATTCTATCTTACCTCTACCTGCTAGATCAATTTCGTGAGTAACATCTGTTATAATATATTTGCCAGAGAGGTCTTTATCAATACCTTTTGTACTATCGCTTGTGTCTTTATTATTTGGAAACTCAAATTCAACTATTTTACCTACATCTACGTCTAATGCACCGTATATCTTAGTAAGTAAAGTATTCTCTCTCATGAGAATAGAAAAAGGACTGGCGTAGAGGAGTGAGTTATTTGTATAATCTACTCTTTCGTTTGTGTATGCGTAAGGTGGTGCGTATGGAATTAGATAGGTAGAGCTTCCTAGATTTTTTAATCTATCTATTAGCACTTGTGAACTTCGCATATCTAACGTATTAAGTTTTTGTTCTACGTTTTTTATTTCGTCTGGTAAAGTAATTATTCTAGTCTCTGCTCTCTTTTCAAACAGATTATACGAAATTACCTTTGTAGAATAGAAACCCTGTGATATTCTTACGCTTGTATTAAATCTGTAAGGTCTAACATATGATATTATACTCTTATAGCCTTCTCTATCAGTACTGGTAGTCATTCTATATGAGAACTTACGGGGAGTAGTATCTAAGTTACGCTGGATTATATTTTCAATCGATTCAAAATTATAACCTTCAAAATTCTCATAAAAGCAAAAAGTAGAAGTTAAAAATTCTCTACTATTATAAGCTTGAGAGGTAACCATCATAACCTTTTCAAAAGGCTTGGACTCAACAAAAGCATATTGAGTGGGACCGCCCGTCTCTTCAAAGTTAACAAGCGGTATATCAGATTTTAGCTCATTCTCAATTATACTCTTTACAATATTAGTATGTGTGTTTGAGTATCCCTTGCTTCTAATAGCGCCTGCATTAATAAACTTATCAATACTAATTAACTGAAGTTTATATAACGAGCCGAACGTATCTTGGCTCGGTACTTCAGTATCTACTTTATTGATTACAAATTTATACTTAAATTCTTTAATGGGTAAGTCTTCACTCTGTGCGGGCTGCTTAATATCTATAGTAATAAATTCCTCACCTACTATTGCAAAATCTTCATTATCTAATAGGTTGTTGGTATCGCCTATTAATAGGTAAGCGTATATGGTAGGATACGTTAAGCTACTTGTTAGTCGCAGCGAAATAATGAGAGGCGTTATATTGAGTTTTTTAGATCCATCAAACTTTTCAAGTTCAATACTATTAATTACAATAGCTGATGGGTCGTTTAGTGTATCGGGTATATTATTCATTCAGCTTCGTTTCTAGATCACGCGCCATAGTATCTATAACTTGTGGGTTAACTACTAAAATATTCTTCTTAGCTTCATTAAGATCATTTTCATAATCATAAGCAGTAACTGCAACGTAGTCGGACTGATCTTCTGCTGTCAACAGGCTATAGGTATCGTTATTAACGATAATATTTGTTTCAGTAATATGTTTATAATAAACTATTGTCTCGATTGATATTTTGAGACTACCATACTTTTTGGCGAGAAATTTCTCAAACTGCTCGTTTGTTAAATGCCAGTCGAAGTATGGATCGACTTGCTTGTTGACTAGTCTTATAGTCCAGTCATATACACTATTTTCGTACAAATCATCAGCAACGGTATCAGGTCTTTCATACTCTTGTACTGTTAAGGGCATGTAAATATAGTTGGGCTTAATGGTACTCTCACGTACGCCAACTCTAAGAAGAATATTTTTAGCTTCTTTATTTTTATATGTGGTGGTTGGAAAGTTATCAAAGTATTGTATTGCCATTATTCAGGTACCGTTAGATCAGGGTTACGTGTTGCTGGAGGATTAGGAGTAGGATTACTAGGTGAAGCACTTGGAGTTGCACTCTGTGTGAAATCATCTCTAGTAAGGGCTCGAATTTCCATTAACTCAATAGCAAGAGTATATACAACAGGTGCACCAGTTTTTGCAAAGAAAGCTGGTCCGTTACCTGTCCTATTAAGTGTTACATTAGTAATAACGCAAGGAGTTGTAGGCATGTCAAAGCCAGGCTGTGCTCCTAATATTTTATACTCTACCTGGTCTGGAAATTTTAAAAAAAGTTGATTTGAGGCCACAGCTGGTAGCATGGCGTTTCTTAGTGTTTGTACTATTTCTTCTACACTACGACTTTCTTTTTCTGTTTTAGGGGCGAGTGTCCAATTATAACTCATAGTTCTTAAATTTACCCCACCAAAAATAGCTGTAGTGTGGGGGTTGAAAATAAGGCCAGTCCCGGCTGCAATTGCCTCTCTAGCGGGTATGTTTAAGCCGAAAGCTCTTCCTGCTGTAGCGGTAGCTCCAATAGCTATTTGATATGCTAATGCCTGACCAATATTAAATAAACCATCTCTAACTGGTCGATTAGCAGCAATGTCATCTGATTGCCCACTTACCTCACTACCAAAGGTACTTAGAGTATTTCTAAGTCCTACACCGTTATTCATAACCCCGTCAACAGCATTGGATAGTGCATTACCCACAATACCTAGATCCGGCCCAGAATAATTAGCGCTATAACTTTCTAGAATTCTAGCAGGTACAGGTAGTACAATGGCTGATTTTGTATTTGTACCGGTAGGTACAGAAAGTTCACCAGCTCCTGTTCTAGAGTAGGACCTGATGTTAATGAGCATTTTATGTGGGACTTTTTCAATATCTTCTGGAAATTTTAAGATACCTAATGAGCGAGCAGATCTAGATCTGGCCTGCTCCATTAAACCTCTTGCAGTGCGAGTTACATTTCTAGCCATGGCTTCTTCTTACAAAGGTGTATTTAAACCTAAAAATCCCCAGAAATACATCGGCGATAGTAGTAACATTATTTATAGGTCACTTTGGGAATTTAAATTTATGAGATATTTAGATGACCATCCCGGTGTGGTAGCTTGGGCAAGTGAGGAATTATCTGTTAACTACATAAGTCCAGTCGACAAACGAGTACACAGATACTTTCCTGATTTTATAGTAAAAAAGAAAAATAAAGATACTGGTATTGTTGAAGTATTAATGATAGAGATCAAGCCTAGTAAGCAGACCAAAGAGCCAGTACGTGGCAGTAAAAAACAAAAACAATACATTTCAGAGGTGGTAACATACTCTATAAACGAGGCTAAATGGAAAGCAGCTCAGCAATACTGTCTTGATAGGAAATGGAAATTTCTAGTACTTACCGAGAATGAGTTAGGTATTAAGTTCTAACATAAATAGTTTACTGTAAGTAGAAGAAGTATACATGAGCCAGACTATATCAGATATCTTTTCGTCTCAGAATTTAACCCGTGCACAGACTGTTACGGGGGTGTTGAGTGCTGCGCGCAGCACTTTTAATAGTGGTGCTAACAATCGAAATAAAAGTGCAGTAGCCGGATCACTTATTACACAGTTAGGTGGTGTGCTTAACAGCTTCAATAACCGCAACCCTAGATCGACAGAAGGTTTTGATATATCTCGATTCATATCAAATACGGCAAAACTTTCAGGTATGGTTAACCCGTCACACTTTTTAGTTTTTATTACTCCACCAAAGTGGTTAAGAGAAAATAGCGAAAGAAGTAGCCCTGTTATCGCTGCCGTGCAGAATACAAGAAGCTTAACTGACTTTGGTAGGGTTTTGCCGTTTTTATGCCATAACGCTACTT